CATCATCGGAATTTTTGATGTTGTCCCATATGTAGTTTAAAATTTCCGGCTGTGCAGTAAGCCACTTAATGACCTCGCTCTGTGTTATATCAAAATTATGACCCGGAAGCGTGTGATACATCGGAGGCATATTGCGTGCAACCGAAAGTTTTTTACTTCTGCATTTTTTCATTTTTTCATCTTCTTTCAATAAATCAATTTTTGCTTATGTCCGTGGTCGGGTGTGTATCGGTGACCGCCCCCTTAGCGGGTCACCGTACCACACACGGACACGGGTGTCAGTTATATATTTATATATATATGATTTCGTCGTGTCAAAACGAAATCATAATTTTCTGATTTCGTGCCGAAACGAAATCAGAGCCGTTTTATGATATCGTGTCAAAACGAAATTATAAATTTTATGTTCCCGTGTTGAAACGAAATCTTAGTTTTCGTTTTTCGTTTCATCTGACTTAAAGACCTTTCCGGTATCCTTATTTACTTTGTAACCTGCCTTTTTTGCCCAGTCTCTGACTGTGTTCAGGGGCTTGCCAAGCAGTGTAGATATTTCCTGCATAGTAGGCAGATCATCATCAATACACAGCGAATTGTAAGCGTTAATGAAGCTGTCAATGTTGTCTGAACTGCTCTTTTTTCGCTTTTCTGTAGCCTTTTCCCAGGGCTTCTTTTCTTCCTCATATTTGAGGTCAGAGAGAGCCCCGTTTTTATCGACCCTGTGAATAGGATAATCAAACCAGCAGCTTATCGGAGCAAAGCTAGCAAACTCTCTCAGAGTGCCCTCTATACGCCACGCAGTGCGATGTGACAGTGCTTCTTTGCCTTTCTCAATATCAGCACACATCAGCTTGTATGAAGCTTCTGAGAGCTCTCTGTGAGCGTGTTCTTTCATTCTTGATGAAGAAAAAACATCGTCCTGAGAAACAGTGCTTTTGAAATCAGGCTTAAAGCGAGATATCCAGTCAAGACATATTTTGCAGATAAGGTCGTTTTCCTCAGATTTCATCAGCCCGTCGGTAAGTACAAGCTGTGTAAGGTCAAGAAGTGCATCAGGGTCTCTTGCAAAAACTCCCGAGCCCGATGCTCTGTCCATAGACCGCTTGCCGCCTTGAGCTCCTTTGGAATGGTGGTGACAGTATATCACCGCACAACCGACCTCTGAGCACACCTTGTCAAACTGGTTGCAGAAATGAGCCATTTGGTCAGCGCTGTTTTCATCGCCTGTGATGATCTTGTATATTGGGTCAATGATTATAGCGATATAGTCTTTCTTGGAAGCTCTGCGTATAAGCTTTGGCGCAAGCTTGTCCATCGGGACTGACTTGCCTCGGAGGTTCCATATGTCAATATTGCTTATATGTTCGGGGGAAAGCTTCATAGCTGTATAAACATCTTTAAAACGATGCAGACAGCTTGCAGAATCAAGTTCAAGATTTACATACATAACTTTTCCCTGAGCGCATTTGAAGCCCAGCCATTCCGTACCCTCGGCAATGGCAGCGCACAGCTCAATAAGTGCATATGACTTTCCAGCCTTTGACGGTCCTGCAATAAGCATTTTGTGTCCCTGGCGCAGCACGTTTTCTATAAGCGGCGGAGCAAGTTCGGGAAGATCGTCCCACTGCGAGGATAAATTTTCAGGGTCAGGCAGATCATCGTTGATACTTTCGATCCAGTCTTTCCATTCGGAAAAATTCTCTTTTCCTATGTTGGTATCAATGATATACTGCTTTTTTCCGCTGCGCATAACTCCTGGAAGCCTTGACAGTCTGGAAGGATTACGGTTTTGCTTGTCTATTTCAAGCCCGTTTTTCCTGCATACCGTGTAAAGGTAATCAACTCTCTTACGGTATTCGTCGTAGTTGGGCGCATCCACTTTAACGATAGCGTGTACAGACTTTCCGCCCGAATAGACCAGTACAGCTACAGGAAGCTCCAGCTCACGTATAAGGGCGTTCTGCTCTTCCAGAGCCATACAGTCCGATTCGACAAGTGCATATCTGAAGTCGGTCACATTTTCATTTTTTACGCCCTTGCCGTCAAGAGGGTTGAAGCGTATCCATGCACCCGCAGCAGGATTATAGTCTCCGAGAACGGCTCCGATGTCATCGCCATGTTTGTTAAGCTCGGCAATAAGCTCTCCCGCAGTTCTTGTACAGGAGCCTTTTGTGGGAAGATATTTTGTCTTTCCGTCCTCAGATTTTTCCCAGGTCTCGGTAACATATCCCACATTTTCGGAAGCCTCAAAAAGAGTTTCCAGATATCGGATTATTTCCTGCCCGGGGTGCCAGTCGGACGGTTCAGAAAGCTTGATACCTTCTGTGGTGCCGTGGCCTGCAACAACGCAGTCTTCCTCGGCAACTATTTCATCGTCCCAGTCGAAACAAACGTTGTTCCCTGACGGCTGCCACCCCTGATTTTTAGCATACTGGATAATGGTGCCTGCTGTGACCGGGGCAGCAGAGCCGTTAAAGCTTTGCCACTTTTTCTCGCAGTCACCGCTGTGGTATCTCAGTCTGTCACGGCTGCTCCATCTGTCCCAGTCAGCAGGGGAATAGCCCTCATCTTTAAGCGCCATTCCTACATTTACCCACTCCTGATAATCAAGCAGAGCGGGGTCTATATGGTCAAGGATCTCAATTAAATCTGCCATTATGATCTCTCCTGTTTAAAAGCCGCTGAATGTAAGCTGTCCGCTGTCGGGTGAGTATTCCGCAGGGTTTATGTCCTTAGGTACCCGCCAGTTGTTGGCGGCTATTCGGCTTATAAGCTTGCTTGCGGCTTCAAATTGCCAAGTGCCGACGTGCCGGAAGCCCATGCTTTCAAGCCTGCGTATCTGCTTCGGGGTAGTAAGGCCTTCCATTCTGCGCTTATTAAGTCTGTCAATGATAAGCTTGGCTTTTCCGGCATTTTCGACCTCATCAGGGAAGATGCCCGCAGCTTCAAGACGGTTTTTCTGCTTCTCCGTAGGCGGCTTACACTCCCACCCGAAAGCAGGCGTATAATTTGCAAGGTCTGCCGCCTGTATGGACATTTCATACTGCAGCGGGTCAACAAGGGTACGTTTGCGTTTTTTCATTTCTGAAAGCTTTTTCGCAAGAGCTTCCTCACGTTCAGCCACAACGTCCTCAGATGCCGCCTGTTCCGCTGCTTCGATATCGACTGCACAGCCTGCTTCTTCCGCAAGCTTTTCAGTCATTTTTTTAGCCACGGCTTCATCTGTGCATATGAGATGTGCAGGGCGGCAAAGCTCGTGGCGTTCGGTGTGCCAGAGAAAATCCAGCAAAAGCAGCTCAGTTTTTCCGGGAGCAAGACGTGTTCCACGCCCTACCATCTGACAATACAGCCCCCTTACCTTTGTCGGGCGGAGAACAATAACACAGTTCACATCGGGGCAGTCCCAGCCCTCCGTGAGAAGCATAGAATTGCACAGTACGTTATATTTGTTGTCTGCATAGTCTTGGAGTATCTCGGCACGATCGGGACTGTTGCCATTGACCTCTGCGGCACGAAAGCCTTTGCTGTTAAGGATATCACGGAATTTTTGCGAGGTCTTGACGAGCGGGAGAAATACAACTGTTTTCCTGTCGGAGCAGTAGCGCATCATCTCGTCAGCGATCTGATAGAGGTATGGGTCAAGTGCGGTATCAATATCTGAAGCTTTGAAGTCTCCTGCCTGTGTTGATACCCCTGTCAGGTCAAGATTTATAGGTATCGTAATTGCTTTTATGGGGGAGAGATATCCTTCCTTTATAGCCTTTGGCAGCGTGTATTCATAAGCCAGACTGTCAAACACCTGACCGAGATTTTTCATATCTCCTCTGTCAGGTGTTGCCGTTACACCCAGAACATTGGCATAAGGGAAATAGTTCAGAATATTCTGATAGCTGTCAGTAATGCAATGGTGCGCCTCGTCGATTATGATGGTATCAAAATACTTGTGGTCGAAGTCTGAAAGTCGTTTCTCACGCATAAGTGTCTGTACAGAACCGACAACAACTCTGTACCAGCTGCCGATGCAGCTTTCCTCTGCTTTTTCAACGGCGCAGCTAAGTCCCGTTGCCTTTTTTATCTTGTCCGCAGCCTGTTCAAGAAGTTCACCTCTGTGAGCAAGGATAAGCACACGCTTGCCACGAATAACACATTCTTCGGTGATTTTTGCAAA